GTAGACAACAATGGTTCTGCTGCCTTCCCATTAAGTAAAAACGAAGGATACAAATACACTGGAGCTAAACTAACATGTGATGGAGTAACAGTTGAAAGTGAACTAAACACTGCAACAAACATATTAACAATTAAAAATGTTACACAAGACTTAAACTGCACATACACTTTAGCAGAAGATACTAAAGAAAGCGAATAGCTTAATAAGAAGTAATTGTTGAAATTGCTTCTTTTTTTATATAATCACATTAGAACAAGGTTTAAATAACTATGAATAACCAATAAAATTATATTATAAATAAACGACAAACTAATGACTTTTTCTCTATAATTTGATACAATTTATTTAAGAGTTTAAAAAAGAATATGATAAATATAATGAAAGAATTGCTTTAAACCCCCTGAAGTTGAACTTCATTATTTAGAAAGCATTAAAGATTTAGAAAAATTAGAAAATAAAAATTAATATTTCAATT